TCACTCCAACTTAATCTTTCTGGTCTATACCTTTGTGCGCTTTTAATTTTTGATGGTGAATAACTTCCTGGATAAATGTTCTGAATAATTGCTCCAGGATATTGACTTAGAAGATGCTCGGCAAGTTCACTCTTGCTCATCATCGGACCATCAACTTCAAGGCGGTAGATTTTACCTTCCCAAACAATATCAGCAGAGAATGATTCTTCCTGCTGTTGCTCTGGTTGGGAACCACCTACGTTTAGAGTTCCGTTGAAATCACCATTGATGGTGATACTTTCTTTTAAAAATTGTTGAAAACTTTTCATCAGCATCTCCAGCGTTTACGTGCTTTACAAATTGCTTTATCTGGGGTCTTGGAGCAATCGATGTTGTGCATCTTTCTCTGACCGTTGGAGCGAGCGCAGAAGGACTTACGTCTTTTTGCTCTCTTACCACCAGGGTTCTTCTCAGTTACAGCAGTCTTAAGTTTAGAACCTGGGTTCTCACGCTTGTAAGCATTAACTGCTTTCTGACTCATACCGTCAGTCTTATCACCTTTATTGACTTTTTGCCAATCTTCACCAAGGTCTTGTCTCCAATTAGAAAACTCTTCAAATCTTGCTTTAGTCTTTATTCTTTTTTTACCAGATGGTGATGGGATGAATTCACCCATTTCCGATGCTTTCATATCATCAGTATCTACATCACCATCAACATCGGCATCAATTCGCTTTACTGCTTTTCCTACAAGTTTTTTAAGATTACCGCCACCTATATTATGTTCTTTTTCTTCATTTGCTTTTACGCAACGATTATATGTTTTACCAAATAATTTTTGTGTTCCTGCTTTCTTATAACCTTTCCAGCACTTTTTACCTGCTTCATCAATTACTGATTGTGATGGTTGAAGAGGTTCTGGTTTAATTAAATCAATGGTTTCAAATTCTAATGCTTTAAAATCATCTCTCCAATTATAAAAATCATACGATTCATTTTTAGATTTATTACCCCAATTTTTAGCACCAACTTTGCGACATTTAACTAATGCGCCAGAAGCATATGCTGAAGGCCAAACAGAATACCGAGACTTAACCTTGTGGTAACAGGCATCCTTTTCACCTTTCTTTTCTGCCATAACTTCCTCGGTTTTTACGTTAATTGCCTTACCTTTTCTATCAGGATTTGGATCTTGACGTTGCTTGCGGCGAAATGCTGCCTTTTCCTCATCCTTATCAAGATTTCTCTTCATTTTTGAAGAACCGCATTTTGGTTTAGTGGTTTGACCTGGTTGGCGGGCACATGGCTTTCCTGCATATTTGCCACCCAACTGAACCCAACCAGGGGTGCCATCAGAAGAGCGACTCTTGCTAAACCAGTCACGCAAAGAACTATCACCACTTTTTGATTCATTCACATCTTCCTCAGTTATAGTTCCTTCCAAACATTGGCATGGATCACAAGCACAAATTGGGCAAGTCTCCTCATTGGTTACATAATCTGCAGCGGTGTCAATGTAATCTGCTGCCTTTGTAATCTTAGATTGAACCCATGCTTTGAGCTGCCCTTCACCTTTCTTACCCATCTTTTTTTGAAGACGTTTGGCTGCATTAGTAACAGTCTTTAACTGCGACCTAGCCATAGAGTATTCGTGATCTTTTCCTTCACTCATGTTTCTAACTTACAGTTTATTAACTGACGGAATCTGACTTATTATTATTTAGGAATCCTTGTTTTAACATTTTTTGTAATTCTGAAGTGGAACCAACAAAAACAGCATTGTTTGTAACATTATTTGTTGTCTTTACAGTTTCATCTTCAACATCTTTTAGTTTTTTCTGCAGATCTATCAATTTATCAGTTGTATCGGCAACACTCTTTATTAATTGACCAGCAACTTCATATGCTCTAGGGCTAGATCCTTCTTCAGCAACTTCCATTATTCCATTAATAGCTTCTTGCCCTTTTTCTATTAATGAGTATAAATTGGCACGTGTATATTCATAATCCTTCTGTACATCATTTTTAGATTCTTTTTTATTAGACTCTACAATTTCAGTAACTTCGGATTTTTCAATTGAAGTATTATCAATAGATTCTGAAGAAATATTTAAAGCATTATTTAACTTTTCATAATTATCTTTCATATTACTCAAATATCAACTTTCTGTGTTGGACTAAACTCTTTGGAATTATCAAATGATTCCCATCCACCATCAAATCCAAAATCATCATCTGGACCAGCATTTATTGGATCTGGTGTAACCGTATATCTCATTTCACGTTTTGCTGATGAAACATCGGTTGAAGAATGAGTATCGACTTGAACTTTGCGGATAAGACCATCGCTGGTTTCAGGAACAGGACCGAAGAGATATGTTTTTGCGGTAAATTGTAGTGTATATATTAAAGCTCTTCTTGTAGAAAAATCTCCTTCATAGTCATCTTGGAATGAAACTCCACCTAAAACTATTGGTACATCTCTTTTCTCACCAATAGAATCAACCAAATCAAGTGTCATGGTAAATGATGGTTGGAACATTGGCAATATTTGTTCAACTATTTGTAAAGCATCATCATTTAATTTTGAAAAAATATTTAGTTCAAATCCGACATTATAAGGTACAGGCATGAAAACTTTTTTCAAATTGTTGCCATCACTTGCTTTAAAAGATTGTACCAAACTAGTTTTTCTAGTACCATCATATTGAAGAGAATTCATTTCAAATGACATTCTCGGTAAAGTAATTTGAACTGGTTTATTTAAATCACCTTGCTGGTCTAATCTTGCTAAAAACTTTTGTGAAGGACCATAAGACAATGGAACTCTCATTTCACTGTAGGTATCTCCATCAGCATCTTTATGTTTTATTTCAATTGAATTGAATAATGTACCGAACGAAACTATAGTTTTCCTTATAATTTCGTGATAGTAATAAGTTCCTAACATTAGTAATTACCGAATGGATTTTTCTCTGTAAAATCAAGAATTTGATCTGCTTCAGTTTCTAGATCTTCATTTTGTTCATATTTATCTATAAACTCTGAAGAAGAGACTTTTTTGAGTGCATACGTTGCACTGGATGCTGTTCCAACAATAACTTCTCCAAGTATAAATTCACCATCAATAACACCTACAGTTAAGATATTTGTATCTTTATCCCACTTTTTAACTCTTGATGTTGTTTGAGATGCTTGTCCTCTAACAGTCTCATTGAAAGAATATGTTCCAATTCCTGTTATTAATGGTGGATCCGCAATATCTATAGATGGATCTTCAGTGTATCCATAACCAGCATCTCTGATTAATATTTCAGTAACGCTATTTCCAGTTCCAATTCTTGATATTGCTGTAGCAGTAACACCAACTCCAGGACCACTGATAGTAACGATTGGATTTGTAGCGTATCCCTCTCCTGCGGTTGTTATTCCTATAGGTCCTATTCCATAAGATGTAGTTATTATTTCAGCCGTTGCAGCGGCACCAACACCACCATTGGTTGGATGAATTGTCACTGTAGGTGCTACAGTATATCCAGCTCCTGGATTTGTGAGTAATATCTCTTGTACGGAATATGCATCACCAATATTGGTAGTTATTGCAACAGCTGTCGCATTTATTCCACCAGATGGTGCAGTTGAAATTGAAACTGTTGGTATACCATTGTATCCACTTCCATCATTATTTAAAATGATTCTTCTTACATAATTTGTAACAGTTGATGCAGTTCCAGTTGCAGATGCTCCAAAAGCAAACAATTCCAGAGTTGTAATGTATCCTTGATTCTCCAGTACAGTATCCATCTCCGCTGCAACAGCGGTAATATCGGAAAATCCTCCAATCTCATCTTCAAACTCAAAGAGTTCACATTTTAATTCATAAACATAATTTTTTCCTAATTGATAAAATGGTTGTTCATGCTCAACAAATTTTACTTCAAATAATCTTTTACCAAGTGGGAAGTATATAACATCACCTTCTCTAGGTCTTGAAGAAATTGTTATCTCATCTTCATCCATTCCATCAAGAAATGGGACAACAAAATCTTGAAATCTTTCTTGTGAAATGGTCAACGTTAATTCATCACGCAAACTCATTCCAAACTTTGTCATTATATCACCAGCACCACTATATCCATCAAAATTATTAATATATGCTTCTATTGTAAAATTATCATCAAATCTGGAAGTTGTAACTTCGTTTAAAATAGTGTCTCTCCTTACAAATTTTCTTGGTATGTAAAGAACTTCAACACCATAAATTTTTAGGTGTTCATTTATAATTTCTTGTACTAATCTTTGCTCTCCAGGTGATCCTTGGAGAAAAAACGGGTTTAGTGCCATTATCCGATAAAGTCAAGGGGTGGTAATTCATAATCTGTAGACATACTTTGCTTTATATCATCAAGTTCTCTTTGAGCATCTTCATAGAGTTCTCTACCATTTAATTCAATTCCACCAGGAAGTTTTACTCCTCTGAATTTAATTAAATTTTGTCCCCATTGTCTTTTAATCAAAGCGGTGAGATAACGCTTTAAGAAACTATCATTATAAACACTTGTAAAATCTGTAGGATCTAATATTCTATAACAATCTATAACCAGAAAATCTCCAACACCAGCAGATTTAATATCAAAATCCATATATAATCTATTCTGGCGCTTATTAAATCTAATTTGCTTATCTGGAGTTAACAAATAATCGATATCTTCCAAATAAGATTTAACCATAGAATATTGAAGTAAATCAATAGAATTAAAATAATATAAATCGTTTAGAAATAGTTGATACTTAATACTAAACATACCAGATGATATTGTACTGGCATTAAATTTAAATATTTTTTCAACCCCAACTACTGAATCGGGAACCTGTAAAAAGTTTGATGATTCGTAAAAATTGAATGTTTTTGCTTCACCGTTTATGGTAGCAGATGCTGTTGTAGTAGTAATACCTGGACCAACTGGTGGTTTTGATGTTGCTTTTGATCTGTCAATATCATCTTGAGTAAGTTGATATTTTAAAAACATTCTTTCAACACCATCAAAATGACGTTCATGAAAATATTGTAGAGCATCATCAACTAAATCATCAATTTGATCATCAGCGACATTTATTTCTAATACAGGAGCACCCAATTGTCGTAAACAATAATCAATCAATTCTTGTCTTGTAGCGGGTTTTGCCATTGATTTTCTCCCTATCTAGTAACACCTTCTCTAACCAAAACCATTCCCTCAACAACACGTGTTGTTTCTCCGTTATTGGTTAATAGAACATCATATACATATCTTCCAGATTTTAAAGAAGATGTTGAAGACGCTGGTAAAGTAAGTCTCAGTTGACCAGTTGATGCATCAACAACAGATGTTGTAAATGTTGTAGAAGTTGCACTACCAGCCCATTTTCGCATTTGAGATTCTATCGTTGCTGTAGATAGATCTAATGCAGAATTTGAAGCAGCATCTTCAAGAAAAAAGTCTTGAGTAAATGTTGCTCCTGCATTAATAACTAAATTACTTACGTATATTGATGCCATTAGATTAGGTTTATACCAATATCTTAAAAATATTTATATTGGATTAGAAGGCCATGATGATAAAACTTCTTGCTGTTTTAAATACAACTTGGCATAAGATTTTGCAATATCTTTCAATGTATTGATGCAATCACATGATTCTATTTCTGAAGATAATTTGTGATATTCAAACGATTTACTCAGATTATCGAGTTTTATTTCTTCAGGATTCATTTTAAAAACTCCTTTAATAGTGTTTTAATTTCATTTAATTCAGATCTTAATGAATCTAATTCATTTTTTTCATTTTGCTTTTGCTTTTTCAATTTCATATAGGAGTTATATTCTGAAGTATTATTATTAATAATTGCTCCAGAATTTTCGTCTCTATAAAGATCTTTATGTCCTTCTATTGGTATCATTATGCTAATGCAACTGCTCTAATATCTTTAAATTTCAATGGTGTTGCTTCATTAAATCCACTCATAACAATTTTTATACTAAATCCAACAAACTCACCCAAATTGTTAGCAGTAAATTCATATTCAGAGTATTCACCTTCAGCAGATGATCCAACAAAGAAATCGGAAGAACCATCATTTAAGAGAGTATCTATTACAATATCACCCACACCATCTCCATTTACATCTTTTAAATTACTATAACCAGGGAATAATTCATAAGATTGTTCAACACCATTAGAATCTGGTCTAATTAGTTTGAATAATACTCTAAAATCACTATTTGGTGAATTGTAGCAATTTGTTAAAACTTTCAATGAAGTTGCTGGTTTTAATAAGTTTATTTGGTTGGAAATGTAAACCGATGCATGTGGATCATTTGACAACTCATTTGATCTATTATCAGAAGCGTAATCAGAAATCGGTGAATTTAATCTATTTCTAATCAGTGAGAATGAAGCACCATTCGCCAAATCAATAACTGGAGAAACATTATTATTTTTACTTGTCATTGATATAGAAAGAATCAATGATTTATATCTGGGCATTTGTTGTAAATATTCCAGTTCATTCATTCTAGATGCAACTAATCTAGTTGAATCAAAATCATTTTTTGCATTAAGTGCTATTGGTTCCAAACCTTTGTCATTAAATGAAGTTTCTGTTCCATTAGAGCTAGTTCCAGTAATAGTTCGGATAGAACTATTAATAGAAGTTTTGGGTGGAGTTAAGAAATTGAAACTTGGAATAATTGAATTAAATTGATAATTTTGTGTAGATTTACAATTTGATCCACCAAAAGTTTTTCCTTCAACAAAATTTGATACTGTTCTATCTGCACGTGGATATTCTATGAAGAAGCTATCAGTAGTTTCTAAAGAATTTAAATATTGGGAGGATGATTTTTGATGTTTGGTATTAATTCTAGTTAGTCCTACTCCAGCACATTCATATTTGTATACCATATCATTAACACCATGGTTTCTTATTGTAGATCCATGAACACCTCTTTGATTAATTTGCAGAGATCCAGAATTAACTTGATTATATGATATAATTTCGTTATTAATTAGCATATATCCAGTTTGGACTCCAGCAACAGCAACATTATCATATACTACAAATTGCGATGTGTCTGCAATTGATACTACAGTTGAATCGGCAGTAATATTTGCAGTTAACTGTGACGGAACTGTATCTGGGAAAACACCACTGATTTTTACATAATTATTTGTTGAATGCATACCATGACTATAATTATCAACTTTGAATACATTTCCACTGTATAAATCACTCAAGTTTCTAGGATCTTTAATAACAGATGTTCCAGCCAAAGAAACTACATTATCTGCATCATCTAAAACACTTAAACCATAACCAAGTAAAATACTGTTATTTGCATTGATATTTGTCAGAAGTAATGTATCTACTCCATTTATCGATGAAACACCAACAATTGCACCACTTCCTGATGGATTTGTTGTTGTTTTTATACCCAGCAAATCACCTACCGAATAACCACTTCCACCATCGATTATAGTAACGGAACTTAATTGATTATTTGCAAATGTTAGATTTGCAGTAACGTTATTAACTTCTGGACCAAATCCATTAATAGTATATAACTCAGCATTAGAATAAGTTCCATTACTATATCCAGCACCGACACTGTTTGTTGTTATACCTGATATTTTTCCACCACTTTGTTCAATAAATCCATGAACATCATTTGATACTGATCCAAATATAACTTTTCTACCATAATGATAGAATTCTGAATCTAGGTATGATGTTGTAATTCCAATTACTTGTTTTTTGGGGAATGATGTTATAGGATTTGAGACTAAATTATCAATATTTGCATCATATTCTTCATTTGAGTTACTATTTGATAGTAATGGATTTGCAAAAAATGCTGTTCCTGATTCTACAAATTGTGCTTTATATAATCTAAATTTCAAATCTTGTAAAAGAGATGCTGTTGCAATAGCACCATTCTGTGGTTTATATAAATTTCCACCTACAAATTGATTTGAATAAATTATCTGTTGAGAATTTGGGAAATTTTGTGTAGCAACTGTGGATTCATTGGATGTAGCAGTCCAAACAGAATATGATGAAGATGATGCTGAAAATAGTGTTAATGAATATTGCTTATTTGGTTCCAAATAAACTGGGGATCTAAATTTAACATTAGTTGCAACACTACCATCAGTAGATGTAGTTATATTTGCTGGTAAAATTTGAGCTACTGAGAAATCTTGTAATATTTTGGCAGTTGGACGACCACCAAGATCAACTTCTCTAATTTCTACAGTTACTTTTTCGGTATCATCTTTTTTAGAGAAGAATAAATCTAAAGATGTTAAGAATCCACCCTCATTATCAACTTTAAATGTTTGTGAAAGATAACTCTTACCCGTTTCTAATACAGATCTAGTAGAAACTGGTCTTCTAAGTAAGGATATATTTGAAGATTTTGGATTATCACTTAGATATAATGAACTTTCGCAGAAATAAGATCTTAATGATATTGAAGATGTTTGAGTGGATGTAGAATCTGTTTGTAGTCTAAATGTTTTATCACTAACATTAAATAATGTTGATGGTGTTAATGTTGTAAATGGATTTCTAACATAGAAACAACCTATCAAATCTCCCACATTGTCTGTAATAAGATCTTGAGAAGTTACATCACACTGAGCTCCACTCGTTTTACCAATTATACGCATACCTTCAAATACATATCCGTAAAATCTTCCATCAGCATTATCTGCTAAAGAATAAGTATCAATATTCAATACTGATGTTGATTGAGCATAATCTGTTAATATTTCTGTTGATTGGTATGGATTAACTGCATAAGTTTCTGATGGAGCACTGAATAATCCATTTTTATGGTTTGGTTCACATATTCTGGAAGAGAAAACTTTTTTATCTCCAACATATCCTTCAATAGTTTCTCCAACTGTGAAAATACCAGATATCATATTAATTTTCAAAAGTTTTGGAATGATATCAACAGAAGATGACCCGTCAAGTGATGATGTATATCTACTTAGTGGTACTAAATCAGAAGCAGAAAATTGTACATTTCTACTTCTCATCTTATTACTATTTTCAGAACTTAAATATAAGTTTGAAATATATGAATTATCCCATAAACTTTGCGATCTAATAATATTTCCTTTTTTATTATTAATTGTTTTTACCCATAAATCAGTTGATGGGAAAAGTGCAACTTTTCCATTAAAATTAGATAATCCATGTGGATTTAAATTTTCTTCGGTAGTTGCAAATTCTTGAGAAATATCTTCCCATAACTTTTCACTATAATTTAAGGTTATTAAATCACCAGTTTTTTTGATATTTGGATCTAATAAATCTATATCAGTGGAATAATCTGCAGTCTCTAAATTAATACTATTACTTGGTAAAATTTGAGATTTTAAAGTATGGATAGAAAGATCTGTCGTTAACTCACCATTAGATCCATCGATAGATGCTCTTGTATCTTGATTTTTAAAATCAATTGAACTAGTATCAACAAAACTATCCGCAAAAAATCCACATTTAAACTTTGAAAGACCTAATCCATCATCATCAATGACTTGTAGTGATTTTACGTCTAACTCTAATAAACTTAAAGTTGCAAATTTTTCCAAATTTTCAATTCTCTCTTCAAGAGAACCAATATCTTTCATTGTATATCTTTTATTCTCTATTAAAGAAATTTTTATATCATTAACATCATAAACATACGCAGGAATTTCTAAAGTTGCAATATTCATTGCATCACTTATTTCTGTAGGTGGTTGTGGATTAGGAGATCCAGATCCTACTATCAATTGAAAATTACCACCTTTATTTAATACTAATCTGTCTATTCTTGGCACATAATATTGATAACTAACCACAGATGATTCGTTTGGTGCAACAACAATCTGTGGATTTGCCAGTGATGTTGCAAAGTTTCTAGTATCGAAATTAAATGGTGATGTAATTGTAGAATTAAATGTTGAAACTCTCGGTCTGAAATCAAGAACATCAGATGCTCTTGAATTATTATTCAAAGATGGAACAGAATTTTTAAAGTTGGATGTATTATAGCTACTAGCAGTATAAAAATCACCAGAATCTGCTTCAGAAACGCTATATGCATTGTAAATAACAGTTAATTTTTTAGCTGGGACAACTGTTCCTGAAGATCGAACTATTTTTGAATAGTCGTAATATTGTGATTTTTGTCCCTTATCTAATATAAAATCATCAGTTCTATCAATATAAGCACCTGGTGTCAATGAAGAAATGGGTGAACTAATATTTGATTCTGAGAAAGAGACTACATCCGAAGGTGTAAATCTATTTGAATTTAGATAAACAAATGTAATGTCAGTTGTATTAATACTTACAATTTGTCCAACTGCTTCACTTATTGATCCAACAATTCTTTCACCAACAATTGCACCAGAAATAGAAGATGCTGAAAATGATAGTTTATCTAGAATTGCTTCAGAACTGTTAGTTGATTCATAAATTGCAATTACTTCAGAAACATCTGGAACATTAAGAGAGATATCTTGATCTTCAACTCTAACTCCATAATATTTACTAGTTGATAAACCACTTATACCATCAGATATTCCTAATGATGTTTTATCGATTACTATTTTTTCACTCTTTTTATAAATTTTAGATTTATTTCTAACTACAGTTTTCTTTAAAGTAACTACTACTGTTACATCATTTTCATCAGATTTTAATCCGTATAAAGTTAATTCTTGACCAGAATTTGTTATTTCTAATTTTCCTGCAGTTAAAGTCTCTATTGTTCCATCATTGTAGAAAAGAGAATATCTACCTACAGAATATGGCTCAAATGTAGCATCGGCAAGATTAAAATTATCTACAGTAAGTGCTAATGTTCCTGTAGATGAAGTAGTTTTTCCAGTAGCTTGCTTAACTATTGTTAAAGTAGATGAAGATAAATTTACCGAGGATACATTTTTATTTTTTAATGGTGAATATAGATTTGAATTTTCTTTATTTTGTATTGTTGATTCTCCAATAGTAAATAAAGTTTTTAAATTTTCAGATCCACTATGAAGTGATCCTAAACAAACATCATCAACATTTGGAACAGCACTAACGGTCATTTCTAACTTATCAGTTGAAATACTTTCAACTTTGTTGAAAAATTCTGTTGCAAAACCTACTTTTTGATAGCGAACTATTGACCCTACCTTAATACCGTCAAAAAGTTTTCCTGGAGATGTAATTGTACTAATTCCAGAACTTTCTGGTGTTATAATAATTGAGTCCGAAACGTTAAAGTTGGGAGCTATATTCTTATTCAAGAAAACGTCTGCAGAAAAATCTGTACTTAGACCAGATAAAGACAACGATGAAGAATTTTGATATACTGATTTTATATCTTTACCACTGTAAATTTTTACATCAGTTATACTTCTCTTTATATTTTTATTTTCATTAAATTCTAATTCTTCATTAACTAAAAATGTTCCTGAAGTTTGATAAACATATAATACATTTGTATTATATGGATTTTCTGAAATAAATCCAGAAGATCCACTACGCAATCCTCTAACACGTGATCCTTCAGAAACTTCTGATGGTAATTCTGTATTTAAAGTTAATTTTGTATATGTCTGGATATCGTAAAGATATAAATTCCATCTACTAGAATTATTTACATATGAACTATCCGATGCAGAAAATGAATATACTCTCGCTTTACCAATTGTTGTACCAGTTCCTGCAGTATTGTTTGATTTTCTTGAATCGAAAAGATCTATTGTATAAGAGTTGTTTAGTCCTATAGCAGGACAACCAGAGACATTATTAGTAACAATAAGACTTCCCATTTCAAATTGAACTGGGGATAGAGATACAGTATTAGTAGATCTTGCTTTTCTAATGTCTAAAACATTTGTTGCAGATTTTTCAATTTCGTTACCAGAAACATAAGCTTTTCCAGAAGAAACTTTTACACACAATAAGTCTTCTCTAGGAATGTTATTTTGATCCGTTCTTTCACTTCTCTTATATAACCCACTTAAATCTGTTAAATTATTTAATGAATCTACAACATCTACTGAAAATGGACTTACTGTGAAATGTCCAGTCTGCTCAAATGTTCTTTTAGCTAGATAATCCTTAATTAAAGAATAATCTGATGTGTCTTTTACTTTTTTAACTACACCATTTGTTATCCTTAAAATTTCAATAAAGTTTGTATCATTGAAATCTTGTAATCCTTGTTTGGATAATTTTGTTGTTAGATTAAACCTATCGGCACCTGGTGCTGAATAATTTGTAAATCCTTTAGCATTATCATATAAACTATTATCATCAAAAGATGTTACAAAATTTTCAGTTATACTTAATCCAACTCTATATGATGGTGTATTAGTATACTGATCTAAAATTATTGTATCTTGGGATACTTTAACGAATAATCCTCTTATAAAGTATATACCAGGAGATATTGAAACTGCTGATCCAATTTTTACCGAATTAGCATCTATAAGAGATCCAATAGTATTTCCACCCGTAATAACTGTATTACCATATTGTATACTATCTACAATGGTTAATGTTTCACCATCTACAAAACTTGTATTCTGAAAAGATGAATTTGAGTTTGTATATTTTACATATAAAGTAGTTACATTTTCTGTAGAATCTACTCTAGATAAAACATTTTGTACTACAGCAGTAACTTGAGAAACATCTCCAATAATTTTTTTACCAATCAATTCTTTGTAATATAATTCAACATCTAATCCCAAATGAATTGGATTAATTTTTACTGCATAATAATTTGGATCATAAGAAACTTCACCTGGTACAACAACCGATCCATCTTTAAATATACTCTTACCTAAAGAAGATACTTGCTCTTGAAGTATTGATTGTAGAGTAGTTAATTCTCTAGCTTGGACTGGATATCCTGGTTTAAATAATACTTTGTAATAATTTTTTTCAGCGTCAAAATCATCAAAATATGGTGAGACGTTTAAATTTGTTTTAGCCATTTTGATTTTTTAGAATTCCAGTACGATTTTAATATCTTCTTTTTGTTTGGGATTTCTATTTACAATAGGTCTATTGTCAATGTAAACAATATCTCCCGTCCTTTTATTTATCTCTGGTAAAGATATTCCATTTGAAAATGAAGAATCCAAATCAACTGTTTTTGAACTAGAAACTTCAAATGTTGATTGGTTAAATGAAGGATCAATTCCAGCACTAAAACCTGAAGATGTTGTAATTAATCCACCTTCGGTCGAAAAACCTACTGGTTTTCCACTTGTGAATACATCTCTAGAGTCTTTTTGGTCATATGTTAAACTATTATAATATAATGATCGATCAGTAAAATATTTTAGCACTTTAGTTTCACCATCATATGATGCAATATATCCAACTGCAGTTCCAACACCAGTAATTGATTGATAAATTTTAGTCCCTGGAGTTGCTAACTCTGATTGTGATATTGTACTATCAATTAACTTTAAAGAACCTAAATTTGAAAATGTACTATCAGTATATTGTGTACTATCAGATCCATATATTGTTGGATTTTTTAAAATACCAATTTGAGAAAATTTTACATCAGATGGAAAATCTTTTGTAGAATCATCAAATCTAGCATATACTAAAACTCTCTCACACCCAAGTTCTGTATAGATGTCATATCCATGCCCAAGTGATGGTGGAATTATTGGGATTAAATGAGCAAAAGATGTTGCTCCTTGATTGATTGGTGAAAGATCTACTCTACCATAAGTATAATCTTTACCCCCATTTGAAACGATCACATCATTTATCTTTCCACCAACAACATCCACAAGAACTTTAGCACCACTACCATCACCAACTATATTTAAAGCTTCAGATGTTTGTGTATATCCAGTTCCAGAAGCTTCTATGAAGACTTTTTTAATCTGGTTTTCATTTATAGATGAATCAGCACTTTTTCTTATGGCTTTAATATCTGGATTATTAGTTGTTTCCCAATCTGCAGGAACAGGAACATATTCGATAGAATCAAATTTTACAATATCACTAGGTGAAACTGTAAACATATATTTCCAAATATAACCATCACCACTTTCACCCGCTCTTGATGGTTCTAAATCAACAAATGTTGGTTCATCTTGTGATGGATTACCTAATCTATTAGTATCTCTAGATCCATTATCAATACACAGATATACTCTAAAATCTTTATTAATTACATAATAATTTGCATCATATAATCTATTAGAATTAGTTTTTTGGGATTGATTGGATACTGAATAATCATGACGATACATTTCATATATTGTATTCTTAGTCCATTCAACTTTACGGATCAATCTTCTAACATTATCTGAAGTAATTTTTTTACCAAAAATTACAGTATCTTTAACATGATTTACGTAACTAAGACTATCTTCTGGAGAAGGAATATTTGTATTCCAGTCAGTTGTTCTACCGTATCCAACATTAGATGGTGTAGGATTTGCTAATCCTAAAAATATGTAATAAGAATTATTAGGGTCCTTTACAGAATCCACAAAGTTTTTAGCATTTAAAACCCTAAATTGGTCAGTGACGATAGCAGCCATTTATTTTTATTATTTGCTAATACAACTATTTAACATTATTTATATCTAATTAGGATACAAATATCTTTTCAATTGCACCAGTATTTCTTAAACCAGTGGATCTTCTATGTATTGATGGGAATGATGATAATCCAGGTGATACATTATAATCACTCAAATCAATAGAAATTGGTGAAGTTTGAGATCTAGTTATTCCAGATAATCTTCCCCAACTAAATTTACCAACTACATCACCAAAAGTGCTAATTCCAGCAGGATCAATTGTATCTTCGTGAATATTTGAAACAAGTTCAGCTCTTAAACTCAGATCAACTATATTATGAATTTCATATATATTGTCACAATAGGTAGTTCCAGTAGAAACATTTAAAGTACCATTTTGATCAACTGACGTTACACCAGATCCAACTGATGTTTCGGAGACATAAATTGGATATAAAGTTGATAAATCTGTGAAAGATATATTTTGGTCATACTCAACAAAGAATTTAATTGCCATTCCATGCCCATTAACTCCATTTGTCGTTGTAATTCCTGTAATAATTCCAGAAAAACCTTGAACTAAAGATATATTTTGAATATTCTCAGTTAAAATATTTTCAGTTGGAGCAATAACTTCTGGAATATTGGTGCTGGTGTATCCAGCGCCAGCATTTGTAATATCAAAGGGACTTGTAATTGTTCCCGCTGCAGAAACTGTTCCATAAACTTCAGGTAAAGTTCCACCATGTGGTGGATTTCTAAATTTCAATTTAACACTATTTGCAACACCAACATATCCAGATCCACCATCAGAAACGAGAATGTTAGTTATTTCACCATCACTAGAAACAACAGCAGTCATAGCTGCAGATACTATTTCTTTATTTGAAACAATTATGGAATTAAATTGTGCAATATCTTGACCAAAATCATTTTCTTCATAATTGAAAAACTGTGCTTCGTCTAAGAAAATTTGATTATCTGATGCCGAAACAGATTTTATAATATTTCCAACAGGAATAATCTTACTTTCTAAACTATCTCTATCTTTTGTCCTTACAATCTGTCCTACAACAGAGTCAGTCTTTTGGGGTAATAAATCAATTGGTTTTGGAGTCACTTGATTTATTCCTTGTCCAAAATAAATACCTGTTTCAAAAGTGTCTGATGAAACAATGAATGACATTACTCTAGGATCTTGAGAACGTGTAGATCTTACTGATGGATTTTGTTGTATTTGAACACCATCACCAGGTTTTAAATATGGGTAAACAATTTGTTCTACACTATCAACACCAGCAGTTCCCCTATAGAAGAAAATGTCAATTTTATCTTCTTTTTTGGGTGCTGCTTTAAATACAAAAGTAGTACCTCCTTCATATGTGTAAGAAACTCCAGGTTCTTGCATAACTCCATTAACAAAGATAAGTAAAATAGTTGAGAAATCGATAATATCTGCTGCATTGTCAGTTTGACTCCTCTCAAAACTTAATAATACATTATTTTTTGATACTGGAAATCTAGTTCTTACACTATTTTGCAATGATGCTATTGAATCAATAATATCAAATTCACCGACTTGCCAAGAAGCAAAAGTATCAAATTTAACATCAGTAACAGTAAATACTAATTCTTCTAAAGGAGTTAATAATCCACGAGCTGTTGTTAAACCAGCAAGTGTAAACTTATCACCTCTTTCAAAGGAATAACCGTTAGTTGTTATTTTATAGTCATCTATGAATGAATATGTAGATCCGATACCAACACTCAAAGATGGTGAAACATCAACTGTTACCGAAAGACCAATTCCAAGTTGTTCCTGGAATCCTCCAACAGATGGGCGGAAAATTCCTATGTGCTTTAAATTATCATATGATGGATCTGTAAGTGCAGCTTGTGGATTGGTATATCCACTTCCACCACTAATAACTTCAAATGATTCTATCTGACCACCAGAACAACCAAGTAAAATAGCACCTTCTGTTGCTCTCACAAAACTGTGTGTTGACTGTGGGAGATGTTTTACCGCATTAGTATTTTCTACACCTGGTACAAATGTATGTAAAGATTGTGGTTCATGTTTGACACTATCTGTAAGTGGTGTACCAGTTAATGTTAATGTTTCTGATGGTAAATCTGAAGCATTTATGACTATAGTATTACCTTGGAATCTTAAAGCATTTGTGGATGCACTAACAAATGTGTGATCTGATGTATCTGATGAAGGTCCAATGTCAACTGTAAAATGATTTGCATCAACTACTGTTACTATTAACCACCTATTACTTGGATAATCATAACCAGCGCGTGGATATGATTTTTGAACAGTGTTATCATCAAGATCACAAGTATAAGTTAAAGAACCATCTTCAACCATAATATAATTACCACTTTCTAGTCCATGTCCATTTACCTCAAACGTTACAATTCCAGTAGATGCATTATATGGAGCGTCTGTTGGTGTATGGGATGTGTATGGTACATCAACTATTGTTATTGATTGACCAGACTGAGATCCATTATTTGGATCTGGGTAATTGATTATATCATTATTTGCCTTTTGGAAGGCAAGCGCATTATCAGATAAAACAACATTTCTTTGTTCTCCCAATCCGTGTGATCCAATAGTTAATGTTAAATTTTGACTTGAAGAATCATATGTTGCTGCAGAAGGCGTGAAATAAACATTTTCACGAGAAATTCCAGCATAAATTGTAATTGAGTTAGAAGTAACACTTTTAATAGGAATTGATCTTCCAGCATATGGGTCGATTCCAGGACGAGGATATGTTTTTTCAGATTGATTGTTATCCATCGTACATGTAAATGTCAATGAATTATCATCAATGGTTATTCCCTCTCCAGGAGATAATGTGTGAGATCCAATAGTTAATATCAAATCTCCAGTTGCTGGATTATATACTGCATTTGTTGGTGTAAATTGTTGATTTGGTCCAGAAGCTCCAACATTTACTGTAAATTGTTCTGGACCATCGACTGTTACTGGTAGTCTTCTTCCACTGGAATAATGATGAGATTGTGGATTAACATGTTCAGTTTTGTAATTATCCATTGCACATGTAAATACAATAGATTGATCCATAATTCTAATTTCATCACCATTGGATAAGTTATGAGCACCACCAAAAGTAAATTGAGAATCTCCAGTTGCTGGATCATAAGTTACATTTGTTGGAGTTAAAGAACTTGATGCTGTAGAAACAATTGCTTTAACTACAGCTGGAGTTCCTGTATGATTATCTTCATAAATTGCAACAATTTGATCAGAATTGTAACCAGATCCTTTAAATTCTTCACCAAAATCAACACCAAATGAAGTTGTTAATGATGATGTATTTGTAGTTGCCTTAGATAGTGTGATAGAATTTGTTCCTATTGATTGAATTAAAGTATCAAATTGAAGAATGCTATCTTCATTAGGTACTTTAAGATTAACATGTTGCGGAACAAAATCTATTTCATCAACATATTCATTCAAAATATTCATTATTTTTTGACCGATTTTCATACTAGTTGTATCAATACCAGTAATAGACGTTGTATTTGCAGCAATAACACCAGTTACTGCTAAACCAACTATAATTGATGTTGTAAATCCAACATTAGTAATTACTCCAGCATCAACTGTCACATCGATCATATCACCAGGAAGACCAACAAGTGGTGCATATCCTGTACCACCAGTAAATCCCATAGAAACAATTATGCCACCACGTGGTAAATCATTTTGATTAATATCATATTCTGTAGTAAATGAATACTCAGACCCTTCAATTTCAACACCCTTAAATCTAACGCTAGATATACCATCATTAGTTAAGATTTCATAATTTTCACTAGTAGATGAATCATTGTCTGGATTTTGGAATATGTTGTTGATTGTCAGAATATTATTTCCTGGAACAGCATCCGAAACAACTTCTCCATTTTGATATAATGTAAATACTTGTTCGATTCCATTAAATCCAGGTGAAATATCATCATATATTTTATTTGAACTATAGTCTTGTTTTAAATAAACTCTACCATTAAATGTTGATTTTGGAAGAGGTAATAAAGTTTCTCCAAATTCTGCATTGTTTCCTTTTCCATCTGGAGCTTCTGAGAAGAATATTTCATTTCCAACAACATTGTAAGATCCTTTATATACTCTTACACTATCATTAACGGCATGTTCTGCTGCTACAGATCCCATTCTTCCACGTTCTATATTACATAAATTAAATGATCCAGTACCAGAAATTGGTCCATCAGTTGTAGATCCAATTCCAACACTGTTAATTGTCACATATTCATCATTGATTTTTAATATATCTTCTGGTGATATTGAAGAGATACCAGATAATGCAATAAAAGATGCACCTATAGAAACATTTTGATCAATAGTTTTTTGTATAGGAGTAAATGCAAGTGGTGCTTGTAAAACGCCATTAATAGTCAAAACAGTTTTTTCATTCTTTTTCTTCATTTCAAAAACGTGTGTATTTCCACTACCTGTTCCAGTAAATGTAAATCCAATACCACTGTTTTTCATTCCAGTAATCTTAAACTGATCTTCATTAATCTTTATTGCAAATACTTTGGATGGGCAAATGTTTGTTTCAATTCCAACTTGATAAGACTCTCTAAACGTAGTTCCAGTAGAAACTTTGGAAATTTCAACCGAATTGCTCAAGTCATCCGAATAATAAACAACATCAGTTCCAGAAGGTAAAGTATTTGATGATGTTATTGATAAAGAATTGATTCCAATAGTATTAATAGTTCCACGTGAAATATTATCTAAAGTAAATACTTCAGATCCAGTAGTTAAAATGCTGGTATTCGCTATACCAAGTATGTGATTGTTTACACCATCACTAGTTCCAACAAAATAACTATAAGTTTTACCTATTGATGTTATAGATGTTCCAGAAGGAATATTTAAACCAAGAAGAGAAGTATCAGAACCACTAATAATTCCTTCAGTATTGCCAATACCAGTTACAGTTGAAAAACCACTAATAATATCTGCAGTAAATATTGCTCCACCAACAATAGTACTTCCGATTGATATTGCAGTTGCAGCAACCCCTGTTAAAGTTGATCCTGGTGTGTATATCAATTCTTCACCATCTTCAAAGAAGTGGCGTTGTATATTAATAATTCCAGTTTCATTCTGCAAAATACCAGATTTTTTGGGATTGATAGTTTTTGCAAATATTGGTGTTCTATTCCAATTCATATCAAAATTTAATCTATCTTTTCCAAACACGTTAATAGAACCATATTTTGCTACAGAAACATCATGTTTGCTTGCACCAACCTCTAAAGTATTTGGTACATTAAATTCATCATTTTCTGCATAAAGAATTTGATCAACAGATTGAATCAATAATGATTCGTTAATAAAATCGGGATCGGGGTAAAAATACAAATTAATATCAGTTCCACTATTTAAAGCACCAAATGTACCAATACCATTTGATCCAGTTGCAACAAACGGACTTGCAACTAATGATGTATTTGTTTGATCCCCAATCAATGAAACTTCATATAAAGATATTGTTTCACCTATACCAGAATTTGCTGTAGTCGAAATTCTAATTAGTGATTTTAATGCAGAATCAACAGAAGAATCTAAAGTTTTTATTATTGTATTACCAGTAATAGTATCAAATTTACTTTCTATTCTAGAAGACTTTTCAGTTTCTGGAATTTGATCATCAGATAAGAATCTATAAGTTCCTATTCCAAGGCTAACATCTCCGATAGCAACAGTCTTACTCTTTATTGTAATATTATTACCAGAAGTGTTTGTAAAATTGAGGAAAATATTACCAGAGTCTACCTCTAAATCAAAAGTTCCCAAAAATCCAGATGATAATCCACTCAATTGAGCTTTTGAATCAAAGTAATACTCAGAAACTTGGGGAGTATTAACACCATCATAAATTCCAAAAACTTCATAATAGTTAAAACTGTAATCATCCGTGTTTATGATTAAGTTAGACGATCTTATTGTGCGATACGTTGATGCATTTGCTCTAAAAATAGAAGTTACAAACCCAACAGTTGATTCGATAGTCTTTGCTTCACTGAAAATTCTCATAAATCCATGATCAGTCACACCAAAACCAACACTCGATTCTGGTCCAAAATATTCTCTATATAATTTCAAATTGTAATTAGTGTTAAATGGATCTGTAGGTTTAAATATTAATTCTGGACTTCCAATATTATTAATAGATCCTTCAAAATCTCCCAGTTTTTCTTCACCAGTAAAAATATTTCCTTTAGTTAAAGTATATGTGTTTTCAAAGTCATTGAGAACAACAACATTAGACAATTGATATTCTTTTTGGCTGTTAAAATCATTTATTTCATTAAAAGTTTGAATTAAAAACTGTGAATAATAATCTGTAACCTGATAACTTTCTGCTACAACTATTTCATCTTTATTAATTTCAGAACTTGAAAAACTATTACTGATATCATCTATTTGTAAGACTCTATTAGTTCTACATTCAATAAAGTTTGATAACTTTTTATTTCTTAACTTAATTAAAGAAGTAGAATTAGATAAAGAATCATCATCAAATACTAAATCAAAGTTTCTTATAATATCAACTCTAGATTCTTCATCTAAACTTAAAACTGTTGATAATGATGATGTACCAGCAATTCCTGTGGATGAGGATGAAGTAAATCCAACCTCACCAAAATTTTTGGTTCCAATCGGGTGAGCTAATTTTGAAAGAGGTTCTATAAATTTATCATACTCCACATCACTCTTAATAGAATATGATAAAGTCTGATAGTAATCATTATCTGGTAACGCTTGGGTATCAAAGTTTAACTTACCAGTATCTTTGTACCACCCTAAAGAAGCATTACTTAGTGAATTAAATTTAAATTTACCACTATAATCAAATGAACCAACAACTAATGCTTTTGAATTTGATATACTTCCTTGTATAGAATTAAATTTCTCAATATTATTTGTAGATGATACTTTTAGTGAATTTGGGAATACATTTTTAACGGTAATATTTTCAGATACCCCATTTACCTTTATTATTTCTCCTTGCTGGAAAGAACTAATAACTTGAATTGTTTCAAAAGTAGGATAATTTTTTTCATTTACACCAGTGGCATAAGAATTTAAAGTTTGTGGTATACCAGGATTTGTTGTATATTGTGAAATATCATATTTTAAAACTGCATTACCAGGATCATTAATAAAATCAGTTACATCAAAAAATACATATCCATGATCTGCGGAATTATATCCATCTCCAGGTATAGTTTCATTTCCAAATTCATCTACAGATGTACCCCTTACAACACCCTCCACAAAAACTTTATCACCAGATACAAATGGTGATTCTTTAAATCCAAAAATGGGTGGAGTTCTAACCTTTGCATGTACAATTCCATTTTCTACTGTTGTTATTCCAGTGATTACTACGCCATTTGTATTATTTGTAGTAAATAATCTATGTGTAGATGATTTTAATCCATTAGGTGGTGTAATAACTGATATTGATCCAATAGAGGAATTGTTCATACCAACTTCCAAAATTCCAGTATCTACTTCTTTTCTAGATAGTGTATCAACTAAAACTAAACTTGGTTTTGAAATATAATTTTTTCCACCAAATACGACATTAATGTCAGTTATTTCTTCATTGTCACTTAAAAGTAGAAGTGTATTAAAGTTTGAAGAAGGTCTTAACGTTGAATCTGATGCATAATCAAAACCATCATTTAGTATTTCAATAGATTTGAATTTTCCAATAGTATCAGTTTCAACACTAACAATAGCATTTATTCCAGACACTCTTCCAGAATTTGCAGTACTAATTCCAGTAAATCTTGGCAATGAAGTATATCCCGATCCTCTGTTTAAAAGATTAATTTTTGATATTGGACCAGTTGTATTACGCGAACTTGTACTATAACTAATATCTGCTTGATTTTTTGTATAACTTAAAGATTCTGGTATTGATGACAGAGATATATCAAATGTAGTTCCAGAAGAGTTAGAAACCACATATTGATCTTTATTATAAAAACTATCAACGAAAATTATATGATAATCATCTTCATTCTCATTTTCAAAAACAGGTTTTGTATCCTTTAATAAAGAATAGTATAAATCTGGAAGATTATTATCATACTTAACGTCGATTATTCCATCAGTTCCTGGTGTACCACTAACACGTACATTAAAAGTAGATGTACTTCCAGTTGATACATAAGGTTTTGTAAATTGCTTATCTGAGAAAATATTAAATTCATATCCACTGAGTGAAGAATTTGATAGATCAAATCTCAGGGTTCCATTCTTAACACCACGTATTTTTGGATTTACATTACTAATTTCTTGAGAATTGCTGCCACTATTTCCAATAGAAATTGGATTTGCAGGATTAGAAACAGAATCCTGATAGGTATCACAAAGTCTTATTTTATTACTATCATACTTATTAACAAAGTATATGCCAGTTCCTATTCCACCCGTTACAAAATTATCTGTTGTATATAAAATTTTGTCTCCATTTACATATTGGTGCGAATTTATTTCAATTGTATTTTCATCTAGGTTTACTGATAATGATGAAAAACCAACTGGATTAGTAACTAATTTATTAAAATCTGGATTATATTTAAACACTAAAGATGATGAAGTTGTAATTCCACCACTAGTATTATTTGGTATTACTTTTAAAGATAATAAATCATTATCTAATATATTATGATTTAAATTGGTTGTAATTGTTGTAGTTATTTTTGTGGAAGTTCCTGTTACACTTTCTTCTTCCAACTTCTCAAACTTATAATCATCAAAATCTGATCCATTTCCATTAAAGAACAATCCAGATGATGTGGTTGTTAATCCAACCTGTGTAACTATTCCAATATAATCATCAGATTTTTTGATGATGAACAAGTCCTGAGTATTATCAGTAACTGGATTATATGGCAATGAGAATTGAGATCCATTAGATTCATTAGACACTAATAAGGCAGATGCACCAGCTTCATCACTCAATTTGAAACGAACTTTATCATTAGTATTGAACGGATGATTTGGTAAATATATTGATAGAGTTTTCAATTCTACTTCTTTGCTCACACCTCCATAAGTTAAGGTTGTAGAAGAATAAGAACCATCTTCAGTTCCAATCCCAATTGAATCATTGGGATTAAAATTATATACTGGAGAAAGACTGCTTTCAAAATAATTTGAATTTAAGTTAAATGTAAATTGTGAAGGTATAATTGAAATAATATCTGATACTGTATGTGCTAATCCTGCAGAATGTCTTTTACACCTTAAAACGTTTTCTTGATTATAAACATTTAAGATTGTAAAATTTTCACCTCCAGTACTTACACTACTACCAATACTAGTTGTTGTTGGAATCTTGTCAACTTGTAAATCTACTACATCTCCAACATCACCACTACTAATATTATTTGTGAGAATAACTTTTTCACTTTCAACAGAAATTTTGTGATTACCATTCAAAAAATCTACTGAAGATGTACTAATTCCTGTGATTTCTATTCTATCATTATCAACTAAATTGTGTGATGGTAAAATATAACCCTTTATTGTACTACTATTTTCCCAAATGAAAATAACATTTTCATTTAAAATATATGATGTCTGAATATTCTCAATCTCTGCACTATTTTTTACTTCTACAATTTCTGCAGAAACACCACTTCCATCAGTATTAGTTTCGTTAAAAATTAGAGTATCGCCAACACTATAACCATCTCCAGCATTATCAATCACTAATCTATCAACACTACCAGACTCTACAGATTTTATATCACATCTCTGCCTAGTTCCAAAATTTTTGGGTATATAATAATTAGAAGAATTTTCTCGATTTACTCTATATGGTGAAGTATTTCTCAGTAAATTTGCAGAATCTAAATCATCATTTTGATCTAATGTAAATGTATCAATTGGTGTAGATCTATATGTATTTCCAACAAAATATGGAAACTCTGGGACAATTTCAGTTTGTGCAGAAGTTGCAATATCTAACTTTGTACTTGCAAAATATGCATAAATTCCATTTGGAAATTCTGGAGTTTTGGTGAATCTACCATTATGTCTATCTAAATCACCACTATCGTTGAATTTATAATCCTCAACAAAAAATCCTGATGGTAAAATATCTGTAGAAGGTCTATTAAAAATGTTTGAAGGATCTAAAACATATCCTGTTTCAAGTCTTTTTATTGGTGATGTAAATGATGTTGGATCTGTATGACCATTTGGTCCATAAATTGGATTTCCATCTTTAGCCCAACCTATTATTCTTGAATGATTTGTATCTGGATTGGGATCATCAAATTCCAATCCCTCTCTAGAAGAAAAATAACCATTAATTCCATAGGTTAGAGCATTTTTTTCTTTATTCTCCAGATAAAAATCACCAGGATATCTATAGAAATCATTAACTGTTAAAGATCTTATGGTTGGTATAATAACAGCACCTTGACCAGGTGTAGATATGGTAATAGAAGTTGAATCATCATACCCAGTACCACTGTTTATAACAATAACACTGTCTATTTGTCCATTAACAACAACAGCTCTTAAAACACATCCTATACCTTTACCAACAACCTCCAAATCTACTGAAGAACTGTAATTTTCACCTTTATTTTGAACTTGAACTGATAAAACTTTATTACCAACTACCAATGGTTTTAATTGTGCACCACTTCCAGTTTTAATTGATACCGTTGGTTTGATGTTTAAATTTAAAGCAGTTGATCCATATTCGGTTCCTTTTTCATAAAGATATGCATCAATAACCTTTCCTCTAACTTTTGGAGTTAAAGTTATTGATGAAACTATTCCAGTATACTCTGCAACAACTTCAACTGAGATTGGTGGATACGAAAAAGTCTGATATCCTTGTCCAGATGAAGATATAGTTATATTTTTTCTCTTCTTATAATTTTGTTTTGATAATTCGCTTTCATCATCATTTTTTTGTCCACCATCTGCAAGTTGGAAAGAATTATCATTTAGTTTTAATACATAATATTTTTTGGAAGTATCTAATCCTACTATACCAGTATCATTATATGAATAATTTAACAAATCACCGTCAGTAAATCCATGATTTTCAAATACAAAAGTATCACCAGCAGTATGAATTCCTGATGGTGATATATTTAATACTCTATTGGTATAATTTTCACCTGGATTTACAACTCTAACATATGAGAGTACATTGATTGGTTCAAATACTCTAAATTTGTGAGTTCCATAGTTATTAATTGTCGTTAAACCAACAGTATTAATACCACTATTTAAATCTGAAATTGTATTATAGAGTCTAATGCTATTTGAATTAATAACTTCTGGATAGTAAATTCCACCATTGACTAATGTTCCCCCACTATCTAAATTGGATCCATTAAAAGGTCCAATACCAATACCCAAATTTTCATTAGTATTGTAAACTATTTTTTCTCCACTAGTTAATCCATGGCTACTATTAAAGATAAAACTATCATTATTAGGATCAACTGATCCACCAAATTCAATATCTGCAGCATTGAAAATTATTGTTCTATATTGTTTTTTGGTAATAGGTTCAAAGACAGCATTTTTACCATTTCCACCTTTAGCATAAATTGTAATTATTCTAGATACACCAAACTGTTGTGGATCAACAAAAACATCTTCAAAAGATCCACTAACAACTAAATTCATTTTTGCTGTAGTTCCAACTCCAACGTTATAGTTTGGGGAACTTAATTCAGCATCTGGTGGATTAATAACATCATATCCAAATCCTTGATTTGATACATTTAATGAATCTAATGGACCAAAAAATACTTTGTCATCAGATTTGTAATTAATGATATCAACACCATTTGCTAAAACCCCAATTACACCACTTTCTGTTTTATATTCTTTTTCAGATAAACTAAATGATCTTTCTAGTGGAATTTTTTTCAGTGAGTTTGATGGTTCAATAATTTGACTAGCATGTTGCTCTAAAACAAAGGTGTGTGTTCCAAGTTCAGTATTTTTATCAAACTTTAAAAAATCTGAGACTGGTAAAAATGAAAGTGCTGAATAAAGTCTTATTTTGTTTTTTGGTTCTAAAACTTCAACGTAAAATAACTCAAAATTTGGTAGTTCTGATATAGAATTTTCTGTAGTATGAAAATATTTTACAGCATCTCCAGTTAAAAATGGAACCTCATTTTCAAATGATAAAATTGTATATTTTTGTGCACTAAATCCATCAAAAAACTGATCTGCATCTAAAGATGATGTGATTGTCTTACTAACTTTTTTAACATCTAATGTTATATCTCTAGATGGTAAAGAATTTGATGCAATATATAAATCATCTTCATAACTATATGCATTTTGAACATCAGATAAGACATTTTCATGTTTTATCTGAACTTTTGTACTATTCGCAAAGTTTAAATTTCTTCTTATTGCAATATTTTGTTGTGGTAAAATACCAGTAATCGGAGTATCTATAGTTACAGTTCTTCCAATTATAGAATTTACCTGCACATCGTTTAAAATTACAGTTTCGGTGTCTTTTAAAAGAATGTCAACAATTTCATTCTCATTTAAACTATTTTTATCAGGTTCTTCATAAAGAACTAATTCAGCACTTCCAATATTAAAGTTTAAAATATCATAACTTGTTTTTACATTATATTTTAATGCTCCAAAAGAATATTCTTTTATAGTTTTATCTACTATATCATTTCTAATATCATCACCAAGCTCACCAAGTTCAACAATATCGGTATCAGACAATAAAGTAAAATCATCTATACCATCAATTGTAACAAGAGAACCTATAACAATAAAGTCAATTCGTTTTGAAGAGTCACCATCTTCAAAACCATATACAGTAGAATCTTTTTGATAAACGTTCTTATTTGAAGAAATATTATCTACTACACTAGTACAATTATAAAATTGATTGACACTCTTATCTGTATATGTTACTTCATTACCCTCAACTACAATTGTTCCAGATTTTGGAAATCCTATTGTTGAGTCTACAGTTATAGTAGTATCACCAACATTAATAGGTTCTAATGATTTTGTCTTTGGTGTAATTCTAAAATTACCATCAATTAAATCATCATCACCATAACCATAAAATAAATGGATTTTATAGACTGTTTTATTATTTTTTGTTGAAATATCTACTTTTGATACTGGTCCAGAAAAAGTTCCATCAAAACTTTTTATTTGTTGTCCAACCAATTTAAATGGATTACCACCAGTAGTTAATAAATCACAAACAACTATCTTTCTGCGAAGATATTCGGCATCTGATGGTTTTATTAAATAATCTTCTGGATTTATGATTTTTGGATTGATATCATATAATATTTTGAACAATATTTTGATAGATTCTTCAGTTCCCTTTGTCTGATAGAACGATTTTACTTTAGATATAAAAGTATTCGTATTTAACTCACTTGTAAAATCAAATTCTTCAAATCCAGGAGCATAAATTTGTTTTAACTTCTTAAAAAAGTTTTCTAAAAATAGTAAGTTTAAGTTTTTAACTGATGATCCTGCAGTGTGTGCTGCTGAACTTGTTGAAGAGAATACTAATTCTTCTGGATCATCGACAGACTCTAAACTAGTTATTCCTGAAAATCCACGTACACATCCAGTCAGACTATTCCCACTAATACCAGTATATGTAATTACTTCATCATCAATTTGCAATAAACCATAAGATTTTGGAAAACCTCTGGTTGTTGATAATGTGATAGTATCATCAGAAGATGTTATATCTGATGATATTGTAATATTATTATTGTATAACTTTTCGTTTAAGTAGTGAAAACTTAAATATTGATCTAAGTTTTCAACAATATCTACTGGACCACCTTCAAATTCTTGTGAAATGTAATATTGCTTCAAAAACTCAGAAAATTTTGGATTTTGATCCAAAATAAATTCTGGTATTTGATTACTGACAATTTCGTTTATTTTAACTCTACTCTCAAAATTTGTCGATATCATATTACCTCGTTATTTTACCGTTTGAATAACTTGAAGATATTGGAAAATCAACTCCAGACACTTGTTCACCAGAAACAATACTATCTCTTAGCATATTTATGCTATTTGCAGGAGTGTTAATATCAAAAATAACATAAAGATCTTTCAATCCTATAACATCATTAGACTCTGGATATGCTTGAATTTCAACAACTCCATTTGCACGTTGAGTTGATGTTATTTTTAAAGTATTAATCAGTATTTCACCTTTTTTATAATCAACCGTCCCCACAGACTTTTTAACAATTTCATATGTATCCAATTGCTCTAATGGTTTTACGATTGCCAATTGACCTATATCCGATGAACCAGCAACATCAATAAAGAAACATGTACTAGTTTCACCTTCAATAGTAAATCCTGTACTCTTTATATTGTACTTACCAATTTCTTTATGAAATTCATTACCAAAACACAGTTCATATTGTGCAAAATTATTCAGTGCACAATTCAAATTTCTTCTCATTTTAACTTTAGTTATATTTGAAGTAATTGCATTATCAACATTATCAATCAATTGAACTGCTTTACTATATCTAAATCTTCCAGAAGAACTAGCAGATTGTATAGACTTTCCATACTTGTCAAGAGATGTTATAATTTTTTCTTTTATGGAATTTGGATTTGAAACTCTATTTGGATTATAGTAAACTGAAGTATCAATCTCAACGTAAAGAACTTTCAAATCTGTAATGTGGTGGTTAATTCCTATAACACCATATTTTTTTATTTTTTTAAGTATATCTTGTTTAGTAAAGTCTGATAGTCTATAAGAATCTTTTGGTTTTATACTTATAAAGACATTACCAAATTGTGGTGGAGATAAAACTTCACCACCAATAACAGTAACTGCTTCCGTATTTGGATAAACATACTTAATTATAGATTCATAATCTACAGATGTTACTGCTCTATATTGAGAAGAATATAATCTTGGAGCAAAATATTTAATTGAATCTAAACTCTCAATTTCTTCACCACCAGAGGCATTTGCACCAGTTGTAACTGAAATTGGTGTGAATGGTGTTATTAACTGATCCAAATTATTTGCTAAAACACCAGCAAATGTAAATAGCGATGCACCATTACCATTAATACCGTCAGTTACAATATAACTTATTTCTACAGTACTACCATTATCTAATTTTTTACCTAAAATACCATCACCAAATATTACTTCATATCTACTATTCTCAATTTCTTGTATTAAAAATATTCTAGAATCTTTATCAATTTCAACAATATTATCTACTACATTGTATGTAACATTATCAACTTTAACTCTTATTGTACTAGTATCAATATTAGGGTTATCTAAGATAAATTTTTGTGTTTCTTGTACAATATTAGGAAAGGACCTTTTAACTACGGTTCCTTGAAATATATCAATATCTGTAAAAGATGCTATTGATTCACCCTGAGGTACTGTTGCAACTAGATTATCTGGAATTGAAAAAGTATATGAGGTATTTTCTGCTGCCCCTACACATACTAGTCCAGATTTTAAAACAACTTGAGTTGGTGCTGTTACATTAGATTCAAAATCAACATCAAATGATATTGTTGCTTTTGCTGCTGTTTTTGATCTTGGAACGTAACCAACATTTCTTGCTAATGAAACAACATTTTCTCTAACTGTTGCTGAATCTAAAAAAGATTCATTAGCAATCATATTAGCATTAAATGCTGTGATGTATGTATTATATGCTAATACATCAACTAGTATGGATAGATTAGATCCTTCAAAATCAAAATCTGTAAAATTAGAATTTGATCTTAAGTAATCTTTTAGTGAGACCTTTATTTGGTCGAAATCTAGATTTGCAAACTTTGTAAAAGGCATTTTTTTATCTTGTTGCCTCTAAAAGGTATGAGAATTGTTGTTCTTCTGTTTGACCAACAATAGTAAAATATACATTTATTTCAAATGCATTATTATCTGGTTCTGGTTTCACGTCAACCTGCGTATCTTCAACTCTGGGTTCATAATTTGAGATAGCAACCTTAATATATTCTTGTAATAATGCAGCAGTACCAAAATCAATAAATTCAAATAATGTTGGTTTAACATCTGAACCGAATGAAAGATTAAAAAACCTCTCATTCGGAACAGTTTGTATGATGTTTTTTATTGATCGTTTGATCGCAGTTTCATTCAACAGCACAGAAATATCTTTTGTAACTGGATGCATATCAAAAGATAAATCAATATCTTTAAATGTTGTTGATATTCGTTCTGTTGGCATTAACCTGTTAGATCACACGCTTTTTTTTATTTATATCACTCTTCAAGTAAATTTTCTTTTTTGATTGTTGCATTATCATGCATTACTTCTTGAATACAGTATTCTTCGGCACAATCACTGGTTTTTTGCGGTTTACACCAATAATCTGTAATCAAACTAGTTGTTCCCCACATTTGGTACATGTAGTCTTTGTCTCTGTCTACGGGTGAATTTCCCATTTTTCTCCTGTTTTTTGTAAAAAAAAGGAACTTTTTGAGGGGTTACTATCCCTATTTGATATTTATTGTGGATCTAAAGGACGACCATCTTGAGATTTGTACATTTCTTCAGGTTTTTCTTCTTGTTTTTCTTCTTGTTTTTCACGCTCTTTTGCCGTTTTCCAGAAATATTCATCCTCACGCCCCATTCCAAGGCGATCAAAACCGTTTTCAACACTATAATATTGCGTTGAAACCTTAAAATCAGGCATTTTAGGGTTTACTGGAGTCAGACTATTGTCAAAAATACGCAATCTGTTGTTTGGATATAGTGCATACTGCCCATTTTCAAGTTCAATGAGATTGTGTGACTTGTGTTCGGCAGGATTTTCACTCGTTGCCCAGTCAACATAGTCTGGATCATGGTGATAATTATCAATTGTACAAATATAAGTGCCTTTTATGATGCCATGATCACGTGTATAGCACTCAAAATCCATAGAACCAATGAATTTTTTATCAACTGATACTACTCCATAATCCATACAGTTCCAAAACTGTAGGTTTGGGAGGGACATATCAGGAGAAGGTGTTTCAGGATCCGAGACAAAGGCGCTGATAGGCAATTTGTCGTACATTGCGGCATATTCTGGTAAATATGTCTCAAAATAAAAAGCACGCCCAGGAATCGATTTAACCGAAACCCAGACGCCCTTTACAAATTCGCCATGTCCACTTTGATGATCTGTTAGATATTCTTTTCTAACCCATACCTCCATTGATGGAAGATTAGCAATCAAACATGCCATTGAATAGTTACAAAACTATAAGTATGTATCAACGACCTTGACCGCGATAACGCTTCTTACGCCCATTACGAGACGTTGCGCTCAACTTGGTGTGCTGCCCACTCCCTTGCCGAGATTTTTTGGGACGCCCTTCAACATAACCGCCACCTTTACGCATTGCCATAATGATTAGTCTCCTTTAATAAATTCAGTCTTTAGTTCGTTTGGATTTGGAGAGTTATGCTCATAAAATTGTTGAGCATAATCCTCCATGATATCGAAATACTCTTCCTCTGAAAGGTCTGAGTGAATTACTTTACCTTTTTTGAGAATGTTATATCTCTCGTTAGCCATTCAAATAACCCTTGTTTTTTCGTGACCAACTCTGATGTTTGGATCACACCAGATTTCAAAGCCTGCTTCCTTTGCATCTAAACAGAAAGATACGTCTTCTCCACACATATCCTGAACCTCACCAGATTCAAAAACTTGCATCTTAGGTGCAAACCAAGGATACTTCATATCCTCATGTTCAAATACACCATTCTTGATCAAAAGCCATCCGAATCCTGCATAGTCAACAGTAAATGGTTTCTTACGTTTCTGAATACTTTCAAGAGTTTCGTGATTCATCACTCCACCATTGCTTCGGAAATCATCCTCTTCCATCCAGTGTGCAACAGAAGTTGTGTGACCATCTTCTGTACAGTACCATCCACTTGCAATGTCCTTATCCATCAAAACAAGTTGGAGAAGTTTTTGAGTGTTGAAAACAATATCACTATCAATCCACAATTGATAATCATAATTCAGTTTTCCATCCCAAGGCAATTGATCTGGACCACGTAGTACATTTGCACCAAGACACTTACATCGTGCAAAGTTTACCATGGAACTATAATCTTGTGAGATTTGAATACTTGCTCCAATCTGCACAAGATCAAAACACATCTGTACAAAGTTTTTCAGATATGTGTAAGAAACTCCTCTACCTGGCAGGCAAAACACAATTGATTTGCCCTTTAACATTTCTTTTGCTTTCTCGTAATCATACTCTGGTTCTGTAGGAGATGATTTCGTAGGTGCTTTTGCTTTTACAGTAAATCCTTTAGCCATAATGGAAATAATTTTACGTCAGTATCATACAGTAATTATGTATAAGTGTCAATCCCCGCTATATTCGGATATTACGATCTCATTACCCTCGACTTTTAAATCTAAAACAGTATCTTCATACCATCCAAATTCATTTAAAATCCATTCGGGAAGTACCATTAAATAATCTCCAGTAACAGGATCCACACTAACAGTAGTTGTTTCATTCTCCCTATTTTTTTTCATACTATCAATCGCTTTAATATTTTATATAGTATTTGAGAATACTTGATGCAACCCTATGGGCGAATTTTTTGTGCGAAAAAAATTTTGACTTTCGCTGTAACATTGTTCTCGCTTGGGTAACACTTTATAGATTAGGGGATCCATTGGTTTTTAGCCACGCGCCCCGCGCCACGACGGCACCCCCTAGGGGGCACTGCTGTGGTCACGAACGAATGGCGTCAGCGCACGTCTGCCAGGGCGCTTGCCTTGGTGCTCTGGTGCACGGAGCGGGAACCTGCCCCAGTGCGAACGCGGGAGGATCCGCCTTTGATGCGGGAGGTCCAGCGGTTCGCTTTGCTGCCATGAGCAACGGGCAGGCGGGTGACCTTGAATTGAATGCCGTCGATTGTTGCGGTGTTCATTGGATCGGTGCGCTTGGTGGTATTGTACAGGATCTGGGGCGTTAACGCAACCCTCAGGCGAGGGCGTAATCGTTGATCCATGCGCCCGCGCTTTGCTTCGGATTCAGCAGCAAGCGGAGCATGTCGCGGCGGCGCACGGTGTGGGCGCTGTAGTGACCCGACTGCCAGAAAACCATGGCATGGCGGCGGAAGGGATAGAGGCGGATCTCCTCAGAGGCGCTGCTCTGGGGGGTGGCGAAGACGAGGCAGGTGTTGATCATGGGGGGGTTGCGCTTGGTGCTATTGTAGCACGGATGGGGGGCGGATCCCCTCAGAGTTCCGCCATCATCTCATTCATCTCAGCGGCGTCGATGGCGGGGTCGGTCCATGCCACGTCATCACCAGTCATGGTGCGAGCGCAGTTGTCCATGCAACGTTGGAAGATCGCCCAAGGGTTGTCGCCTGCCTCACAGTACGTCACACACGCCTTAGCGGTGTTGTACAGGAAGCGGTCGTTCTGAATCCAGAGGGATGCATTCCAGGTTTCGTAGTTGGCAAATCCGTTCATGGGGTTTGGTTCGTTTGCTTGAGTGTATCCTAGTCGATGCCCTGGCAGATCTGCCCCTAGGGTTGTGCCAGTGTGGCGACTGGATTAGAAGTCGATGGGGGTGAGGGTTGGGACGTAACTAGGACGCTGACCAGGTTTGTCATCACTATCCCCCAAAACAATAGTGTCAAGAATTCGGAGAATTTCGCTACCCGTAGAACCCTGGCGGAGGAGCGAAATGAGAACATTGCGGGTCATTTTGAAAAAAAAGGTATAAAGAAAGAGGGGAGGATTAATCCCCTCTAAGTGTCATCCAGCAAGGCGCATTCCGTTGGTGAAAGGAATAGTCCGCATTGCCTTTTCAGTCAGGTCGAACATTTGAATGAACCACTCACATTGCTTCTGGAAAATGTACTCTTGCTTGGTTCCGCAAGTGTAACCAAACTCAGAAAGAAGTGCATTTAGACGTGACTTTGTGGTCATTGATTGACGACCACCGTCAAATAGTTTCAGGAAGTCATCACCAACCTCAGCAATCTTAGATCCGTGAAGATATACATGGGACACGGGAGGGTTGACATTGTCGCAAGTGTGAATAACCTCAGTGTTTGCAGATTTCCAGTCAGTGTTACCTTTGATGGCGGCAATCATTTCAGATTCGATCTTACGCATGAGGTCGTTTCGTTTGAACTAGTTCAATATAGTCGGTCTGGGGGAGCGTGCGTCTTTTGTGTGCCACTTCCCCGACCGCACACAGGCGGCCGCGATTCTCAATAAAAAATGTATATTGAGAATCGGAACGGTTAGTGTTACCTAAGGGGTTGCAATCTCACTACCTCAGGTTCACTCTCATCAACCCAGCATGACATAACATGAAACCCAGGATTGTTGCGCTTACAGTTAGCAATTGCTTCCTGTTGTGTGGGTGCAATGTAACTCAGAACGTCAAAGCGAGAGTAACCATTAGAGTGAAACATTTCACCGTAGATGTTGAACTTAGTCTCAGTCATTAGTCGTAGGGGAAGAATGAGGAACGGGTTGAATCTGTTGTGTAGGGGATATCAAAATCCTCCCCAAACATTTGATAGTAGAACTCACTGAAGATAGCGAAATCATCTGGTGTTTCGTTATTCCAGATTTTGAGAATTTCGTCGTAGTTCATATCACTCACCGAAGAAAGCAAAGTGTGCATCAAGCACGAAATCGATGACCTCGTCAGTTGCACTTACGTCGAAACGTTCGCAGAACCAATCGACTGCCATTTCAGATGATGCCATAGTGTCAAACATGAACCCCTGCAGTTCGGAGAGGTTAGAGTCAGAAAAGAGTTGTGTTTTGTTCATGTGTACACAATACACGATCTGGGGCGCTGTGCCTATTTCGTGTGCCACCTTGCCAACTGGTCGGGCAGCCGACCAGTTTGTATCACTTAGTGGGGAAATTACGGCAGACAGCATCACATAAAATCTTCACAAGTTCTTCGTCATAATTGACATCAAACTGTGCAAAGTAATCAGTGATGATACAATCAATGTCCTCCATTAATTGTTCCCTTGCCATGAGCATTTCGAGGCGATCCATGATCAATAGTCGGTGTTACCTTTGATGTAAGATTCTACGTCAAACTTGTCATCTTTCTCCCATTCTTCCTTGTATTCGATCACATCGAAAATCTCACCAGGGGCATCCTGAATCTCACTCCAAAGTTCGTCAAACATGATTGAATTTCTCAACTGTTGATACAATACACGATTTTGA